CTTCAATATTTTCAATATCAATGTCTTGTGTTTCGTCTAATTTTTGATTGTTGTTAATAGTTTTACTGTTTTCCAGTAAACTATCTATCTCAGCAATCATATGTTCTGCACTTTTATTTAATTTATTGTTGGTATTATTATTTTCCTGAATTATTTCTTTTTGTTTAATTTTTTTCTTTTCTTCAGGTTCTTTCGTGCTACCATATACAAGTTTTTCAAGATGTTTTTCATATTCTTCTTCACTTAAACTAGTTTCCATCATTGGAGCACCACCACCTAATGGAGCACCACCTAATGCTGGAGCACCAGCTCCTGTATTATCCATTGGAGCACCACCAGCATCACCACCTAATGGTGGCATTCCTTCTTCACCACCTAATGGAGCACCAGCACCCTCTGGTGGCATCCCACCTTCAGTTTCACCACTAATTGTCATATCATCAATTGGTTCACCAAATCTCTTATCGATATCGGTAAATAAACCAGATTTCTTAATAGTAACTGGTGAATCTTGAAGTTCTTGCATAACAACTTTTTCCATTTTTTGTTGTTTCAAGTCATCAACAATTTCCCTATCACTCATATTAAATATTAAACGTTTAGCTGTTGTATGTGACATTGCTGCAATACCACCTTCAGCACGTGTTAATTCAGTATATGTTTGTGCTTTATCACGTAATAATTCTGATTTTAATAATTCTTGTTGTGTACTAGGATTAGTTAATGTTATTTGGAAACTATTCAAATCATCACCACTATAACCCAATAAATAAAGATGAACCATCGCCATTTTATTTAATTCTTGGATTATTGCTTGTTGAATACGATTTATTTTTTTAGAAAATCTAATATCGTATTGTGCCATATTCTTACCACCACCAACAGCATCTTGAAAACTTAAAAATGGTTTCGGCACACCGAGTCCTACAAATAAATTATCTCTAAGATATTCAATATCATGGATTTGGTCAAGATTCTGAGCACCCGGAAGTGTTTCAATACCTGTTTCAGTATTTGAGTTTCTTACTGGTAAGAAATAATCTTCATCATTACCTAATATATTAAATCTATAATCAATTTGACCATCATTTGGAGCAACTTGAGCTGTTTTTTTAAATGTTGTTGCTACTTTATAGATATATTCTTCAATATCATCTTCATCAATGTTTCCAACATCAATTTTAAATACTTTTTTCTCACCAGCACGGATAATCCGATAAGTAAGCATAGCATCTTCAGCCATAACTAATTGACGAAATACTCTACGAACTTTATTTAGTATAGATGAACCATAAGGTAAGTATTTGTCATCACCAAGTAGTCTAAAATGCGCTATTTCGAATACATTAAACTCATCACCAGTCATTCTTTCCTTGAATCTTACTAATGGTTTACCGTTTTGTATTCTTTCGAATCTCTCGATCTCATAATTAACCAATTGTTTAACATGAGTTATACCTTTTTTTCTTTCACCATATAGTAAAACGAAATTATCACCATATTTACATAAATTTCTTACCCAAAAAGGTAAATTCACGTTTACGTTCACAGTATCATAGAAAAATTCTTCTAATAATGTTTTTATTCTATCTTTATTAGAATAAATGTTAAGCATTTTACCATTTAACCCAATACTAGTGGCTTCTTCCATAAATAAATCCAATGCGCTACTAATAATTGGATAATATTCCATACCCTCATAATCAATGTATGCTGGAAGTCTGGCTGCTTCATATTGTAATGCTTTTTGAAATCCTCTATCGGTTGTACGAAAGAATTTACTCTGAAGTTCACGTTTCTGTTCTAACTCCAGACCTTTTTTATGTATTTCTTCGGGAGTATTACCCTTAATAACAATTTTTGATTTTTTCTCTGCACCTATAGGTGCAATTGGTGATGATTCTTGAAATCCAAATCCATCAAGATTTAACATCTTATTAAGTTGTTGGTAAATTGTTCCTTTTTCTATCTTTTTATCGCCAGCCATTTTATAATTTTTTATAGTTTTTTATAAATACTTCCAAATATTGGAAAAGTCAGTTATGTATAAATACAACCTATCTTTTGTTTTTATCTTTAATACCATTAAATAACCAAGCATTAACACCAAGGGGATTCAAAGGGTCTGTACCATCTGCGGTAAACATCGGTTTATTTCTAATTTTTTTTTCTTCACCAATATTTTTAATATCGTTTATTGTTAATATAGATTTAAGCATTTTTTCAGTAATACCTTTACTTTGCTTAAATTTCGCCATATCAAAATTTAACGTAAATAGACCAATTGCTAATCCCATAATACTATCATCATGAAAAGTGCGTTTATGGTCAGCAACACGATTACCTGCTACGGTAATAAATGTTTTTAATTCACCCAACAATCTACTCGATCTAATAATGACATCTTCTAAATGAATTGCTCTTTGCATCTCAAGAAGAACTGATGGTCTATTATTTCCAATGTAGAATCCGGGGATTAAATCAACATATGATACAGCACCATCAGGCATTACTTTCTGTCCTTTTTTAATATAACCCTGCAATCTATCTCTTGTTGGTTTATGTGCTACTTCAGCATGATGAACATTTTCATAACCGATTTCAAGCAATTTTTCAACAGTATGTACTCCATGTCCACCAGTAACATCAACAATTGCATAAGCATCATTATATCTTTTACCATATTGGTATGATATTTCTGCAAGTTGTTGTGGACTAATTTTACCATAATATTCGGCAACTTGTTCAACTTTATGTCGTTTAATTTTTATTTTTTTTGTCTTACCATTTTTTCTAACAACCTTTTCTTCAATAATTTCAACAGTTTTTAACATGTTAAGTGTAGAGAAATCTTCTCCATGTCCCGGAGACGCATCCATAGCCATAATATAGTCTTCACCAGCTTGAGGTTCTTCCCAAATCCACATATTATTATCCATATATTCTTGACGTATTGGTGGCAAAATTTCTTTATCTTGTATTCTTTTAAGATATTCTTCGGCAATAAAATTATCCCCAGAACCAAGAAACGAACATAAAAGTTCTTGTGCAACTTTACGCATATCCCCATTAGCATTACGTACTTGTTCATCAAACCAATCATTACTTGCTTCCCAACCATCATCAACTAATTGAAATCTTTGTTCATTAGACCTACCATTGTCTTCAAGTCTAATTTCATTCTTTTTACCTTTATTTTTTAACCAAACTAAGTCTTTATTATATCTAGGATCATTATACCACCAAAGTTCGACAGCATAGAAATTATTGGCAAATTCATTATCAGCATTTTTTTCTCTATTCTTTGCACCATCAAATGTTTTATAAAAAACTGCATCAAGTCCAGAGGGTGTACTTACCATAATTGCACGTCCACCAGTAACTAATGAAGGCAGTGCTGCTGTCCAGAATTTATCACCTTTTTCTGCCCAAGCAGTTTCATCCCAAAATAATAATGTTGGTGTGTAACCACGTAAACTCTTTGACGCAAAAGCACCTAATTTTGAATCATTATCATATATCTTAAGTTTTTGCGTGTCCTTTAAATTATTTTCTGTTTCTCTACCAGTTTTAGGTCTTAACCATGAAGGACAACTATTGATAAAATCAACAACATCGGTCATTAATTCACCAACAGCAGTTTCTAATTTATCTGCAACAATAGCAACTTGACGATTTTGATTAAACATTACATACCATGCAATATATGCACATGTTGTTGTTGAAATACCTGCTTGACGATATTTATTAGCAACAACAAATCTATTGTCTTGATATGATTTAATTAAATCTTTTTGAAAATCAAATAATTTAAAAGGTATTATCATACCTGCAACACCTTGGGTCTGGTCAAAGATTGTTAAATAGGTTTCAATAAAATATATTGGATTCATAGCACAACGAAGAATTTCGTCTTCTTGTTCTTGAAAATTTAATTCACTAACTTTTTTTACACCACGAGTTTTTGTGATAATAATTGGTTCTACTTTACCAGATTTTCTAAGTTTTTTTGCTAATTTTCTTGCTTCTTCCTTTTCTTGTTGTCTTTGTACGTCAATAGGTACTAATGGGACATGTTCAGGAAATTCAGAATCATTAGATTTAGAGTCATCTAAATTAAGATTCATATTAATTTTATCTTTCTCAGAAGCATCATCTAAATTAATTTCAAAATCATCGCTCATTTATAAATATTTATAATAAATACTTATAATCCTAAAAATAGCAAAGCACGCTACATTTCTGGACGTAGCGTGCTTCGATTTCCTTCTCCCGACTGGTGAGATGAACTCTTAATTTAAAACAGCAAGACACGGTATGTTTCTTGACATATCGTGTCTCGAAACCCTTTCTTCCTATTATGGTAAGATGGGCAACTATAAATACTATAGTTCTATCGAAGAAGTTTCAATAAATTCATTATTTTTTAATATGATTTTTCTTGAACTCAATAAGTCTTTTATTTTTTCTAATGACATACCGTAATGAAAAACTAATAATGGTACATCGTCATTACCACTATTCTTTCCAAACATTGATTCATAATCATTAATATTATTTTCTTCTTTTTCAGTTTCATATGCTAATGCATGAATAGTATGATAACCATGCATATATTCTCTATCAACTGCTTCATGTAAACAAAATAAATCAAATGAACTAGTCATCAACTTAAAAATACCTTCAATATATTCTTCTGATGGTGGTATTGCATTATCACATGCTGGACTTAAATCCCAACACCATCCTTCAACATCAATATTTGTATGGTCTAATGAAAAAATGAATTCATAACAACCTTCATCTTTTGTATTATAACCAATTTTTAAAATATAAATTAGTTTTAATTTC